TAAATTCATCGTCATGAGCCTAGCGACCAGTGAACGCTATCAAGATAAAAGCGGCGAGTGGAAAGACTCGACAGAATGGCACTCAGTCAAGCTCTCCGGATATACTTTCGACAAAGCGAAAGAGATCAAAAAAGGAGATAAGATTCTCGTCAAAGGAAAGATCTCAACTTACGAGCGAGACGGAATCAAGTCGACTCAAATCGTAGCGTTTAAATTGATAAATTTTAGTCAACGCGATCGACAAGTCTCCTCTTCGGGAGCGATCGGCTATCAATCATCTAATGAGTTCAACTGGAAATAATGTCACCTAGCCGGCCGGAGAGATAGAAGTCCGACCGGCAAGGAGAACAATATGAACAAGACAATCAAAGCACAAAAACAATGAGAAGTGAAGAAGAACTACAGAACGCGAGAACTATCATTCATGATAAAGTTGAAGGCTATCTCGCAATGATATTAAACGCGGAGTTCGGGAGTAATCTTGTTAAGAACAAAAAGCGAAGGCCGCTGAAGATCGAGAAGACGAGTCAAGCTGAAAGAGATTGCTATACTCACGACTTGAAGGTGACTTATGATGACGATCGAGAGAATATAGTCGCTCTTATCGAAATCAAGACGACTCGTTCACAAAATAGAACTCTTACTCAAATCGCAAAGTCGATCTTTAAAGAGAATGAAAATCAACTTCTCGGAACGGCTCAACTCGCTTCAGATCAAAAATGTCTCTGGTGTTTTGTGATTGCGATTTATCGAGACGATCCTCTAAAGATTCACAAGCGATTTAATGAAAATGATTACAATGTGCTCGTTATGTATGGACGCGATCGACAAGAATATAGCTATCACTATTATTATTCTTTTTCTCAACTAGAGAGCTCGATTGAGTTTTATTCAAACATCTTCAGCTTTTTTAATCTTGAAAAAACTTTCGACTTCCCGGTCGTCTTCAAAGAAACTCCGAACTGGAATGATGAAACGACTCAAGAGGAGTTTAAATTGACTTGTAATGAGACAAAGAGAAGCCGAAAGAAGATAGTTATCAACGAAGAACAATCGAACGCTTTAAGATCTTTTTGTTCTCAAAAGCGGCGGACGATTCAAGAAGTCGCCGACTTTCTCAAGATACACCGGAGGACGGTCGGACTTTGGAGAAGCGATTCAAGCAATCCGAATCACGATCTTTTAATCGAAGTTCTCGGAGACATAAAGAAGCGACAAACTAAAGAGATCGTTCAAGAGATTATCACTCCCGAAGAAAACATGACGTCGTTCACTGAGAAGAAAAAAGATCAATCGGTCACTCTTGCTTTTTGTATCATGATAGTCGCTTTTTTGTGGTTCGCTTTGTTTATTTATATGTTAGGAAAATAATATGATCTTTCTTTATACGGACGCGATCGGATTCATCGAGCTTGTTCAATCGTCCGGCTCGGACAATACTGTCGTTCAAGCCGCTCGCGTTTCATTTATCAATTATGAAGAGTTCAAAGAGTTCGAGCCGGAGTTGACCGGTCGCGACAAACGATTGATTAACTATCTCGCAGAGAACAATCATACTTCGCCGTTTGAACATAATTCGATCACCTTCAGAATCAAAGTTCCGCTCTTTGTTCGTAGTCAAATCATGAGACATCGAACTTTCTCTTATAACGAAGTTTCAAGACGGTACACGTCTGAGAAAATCGAAATATGGGAGCCGAGAAGGCTTCGATCTCAGAGCGATACAGCTCTTCAATGTTCGGACGGAGATCTTGATGACGAGCTCGCTCTTGAGGTCTATCGAGAGTCAGTCGCTCAGTCTTTGAAGGCTTATCATGAGCTAATTGAAAGAGGAGTCGCTCGTGAGCTCGCTCGTTGTGTTCTTCCAGAGTCGACTTATACAACGTTTTACATGACCGGCAATCTTCACAACTGGATCAAGTTTTTGAAGCTGAGACTAGACAGTCATGCTCAACCGGAAACGCAAGTCGTTGCGAGTTTGATTCAAGAACAGCTTGAAGAGTTGTTTCCAGTTTCGATGAACGCTTTTTTTAAATAGGAACTGAGTTCCGGTTTAGGATATGTGATGAATGAAAGCATGATAGAGTTTATAAGACAGCTTCAGAGATTCGCCATTAAACAAGTTGAGATTTGGAACGAGCAAGGGCGAGAAAATAATAATAATAACATTTATGCTGTTGTAGTAGAGAAGACTCCGGAGATTTTATCAACAACTATTAAGAGAGTGCTTAATGAAGATGTCGTCTTGAGTGAACAAGAGATCAAGCAATTTATTGAATCGATAAATCATCGTGCTTTAAGAGTTCCTAAATTCGACAAAGACGAATCTGTTTCATTTAAAAAAGGAGTAAAAATGATTGATTTGATTTGTATCTCTCTGGGAGAGCTTTGTATATCCGGCAATCTTAGAACGATAGATCTTGATATTGTTGAGCGTTTCTTAAGACAAGATCAGAAACTTTTTTTAAATAGGAACTAAGTTCCGGTTTAGGTTATTATATTATGGATAATCAACAACTAAACGCGCGCGATCAGCTTCTTGCGAGACTATACAAAGAGCTTCGCGTCGAAGATCAAAACAATCCTCTTCAAGCTGAATCCTTAGAGCTTTATAATGAAGTTCAAAAATCTTTGATCGGAGTAGTAAAAAATGCCTATCAAGAGCAAATCGAAGAGTTCAAAAGAAAGCAAAAAGAAGCCGCAAGGAAGACCGTCAAAAAAGATTCCTAAGTACGTTGAGCCGCTTCTCGAAAACTTAAGATCGGGAATGAGCTATGACGCGGCTTGTTCACTAGCGAATCTTTCTCGATCTACTGTCGAGAAGTGGAGACAGAACGACGAAGAGTTCAACGCGGAATTTGAAGCGGCGGTCGATTACGCTGAAGCTGTCATGATTAAAGAGATCAAGCGACTCGGAAACGAAAAGAGCGACTGGAGAGCCATCGCTTGGCTTCTTGAAAGAAGGCTCCCGGAACGCTGGAGCTTGAAGCGAGAAGTTGAGATGACAGTCGACAAGAAGAGCGACGGAACTGATCTGGTCGCGAGCATGATTCAACAAGCGAGCGAAGAGTTCTTGAAGTCGGAGTCAGCTAGTGAAGAATGAAGAGCCGATTTACTTTCAACCGCAGCCTTTATTTGATCCGGCGATTATTCGCGTAAATGAAGACAATCGCGTCGAGTACGATCAAGATCAACTACGGAGTATATTAGCAAATCAATATTATGAAACGATTTCATCGATGTCGAATTACAAACAAGCCGGCGAACATGAGAAGCGGCGGCGAGCGGATCGTCTCGCTTGCAAGTGGCTAATTGCTATGAGGGACGCGGCGATCTTCGGCTCGTTGACTAAACGGCCTTTAATTGTCAAAGAGAACAAATGAACGAACTCAATCTCAACGAGCTACAAAGAAGTATCATTCAGCGAATCATCAAGAAAGACAAGATCATCGCGGCTCGTTGCGGCTGGGGTTCGGGAAAGACGGCGGCTCTTGTCTTCTCGATCCTTTTTGTTTCTAAAATGAGACCGGGAACTTCGGCTCTTCTAATTACTGATACAGCTCCCAGGTATCAGTCGGTATTAATGCCGGAAATTGAGAAATGGCTCGTTCCGCTCGGCTGGACTTATAACTACTCGTTGAAACTCTGGATTGATACTCATTCCGGTTCTTCTGTCTACTGTCGAAGCTATTATCGACCGGGGACAAGGGACGCGACTCACAATCCGCTTGAAGGTCTAAACATCACTTCGGGAGTTTGTCTCATCGATGAATGTCAAACATTGAACGCGGAAGTCGCTCATAAAGCTCTCGGACGTTTAAGAGCCGGCGAAAGTCCGATTCTCATCATGGTTGGACTTCCGGTCGTTGGGGCTTGGTGGTGCGACATGAGCGAACAAGCGAACTATACTCCGCTCTTATATTCGTCCTATGTTAATCAAGACAACTTAAGCGATGACTGGTTCGAAGCGACAAAACTCCTCCCGGCAGATGAGAGAGAAGCGATGGTGATGAACAAGCCGAAGCCGCCGACCGGTTTGATTTACTCTGAGTTTACTGAATCGCTTATTCTTGATAATTGGCAGTATAAAGAATCGATGACAGCAAGAATCGCTATTGACTGGGGATTCAGAAAGCCGAGCGTCTTG